ACCTGCTGGTACTGCTAGAGGTGCTATCCTCAACGCTGTTAAGTTGACCTACAACCCAAGCAAGGTCCAAAGAGATAAGTTGTATTCTAACAGAATCAACCCTGTTATCTTCTCGCCTGGTGATGGTATCGTTCTATTTGGTGATAAGACTGGTTTCGCCAAGTCTTCAGCGTTCGATAGAATCAACGTTCGCCGCCTCTTCATCTATCTGGAGCAAGCAATTGCTGCTGCCGCTAGGGATCAACTGTTCGAGTTCAACGATGAGATCACAAGAACCAACTTTGTAAATATTGTTGAACCATTCCTCCGCGATGTCCAGGCTAAGAGAGGAATCTTTGATTATGTCGTTATTTGTGATGAAACAAATAATACTGCTGCTGTTATCGACAACAACGAGTTTGTTGCTGATATCTACATCAAACCAAACAGATCGATCAACTTCATCGGTCTAACCTTTGTCGCCACCAGAACTGGGGTTTCCTTCTCGGAAGTCATCGGTAACGTCTGATAATTATTTGATTAATCAACCTTAGAGGCAAACAAAAATGGCAACTAGAAATCAACTTAATCCACCCCCACTAAGAAAGATTACTGACTTCAAGAGTAAGCTGACTGGTGGCGGTGCTCGCTCTAACCTCTTTGAGGTTGAGCTTTCATTCCCAAGCACAGTTCAAGTTGATGGTTTGAATGATATCCTTAACAAGGCACGTTTCCTTGTTAAGGCAGCAAACCTTCCAGCATCCAATGTTGCTCCTATTGAGGTTCCTTTCAGAGGAAGAATCCTCAAAGTAGCAGGAGATCGTACATTCGATACTTGGACAATCACTGTTATCAACGATACTGACTTTGCTATTCGTTCCGCTTTCGAAAAGTGGATGAATACTGTAAATAGAGTATCTGATAACACTGGTCTAACCAATCCAGCAGATTATCAGGCAGATGCTTACATCTACCAACTTGATCGTAACGGCGGCACCCTGAGAAAGTATCATTTCTATGATGTTTTCCCAACTCAAGTTGCACCTATTGATCTATCATATGATAGTACTGGTGTTATTCAAGAGTTTACTGTTGAACTCCAAGTTCTCTGGTGGGAAGCAGTAAGAGGTAATGCTGCAAATGCTGGTGGTGAAGACATCAACTAAATAGTCAATAATAAGCAAACAGTTATACGATGGCACGACTTTTTGGTTTTTCTATTGACGGCGACCAAAGTAAACCACCTTCAGTTATTTCCCCCGTTCCTCAAACTAATGAGGACGGGGTTGATAACTATATTAGTAGTGGTTTTTATGGGCATTATCTTGATATTGAAGGTGTCTATAGAACTGAGCATGATTTAATTAAAAGATATCGTGAAATGGCTCTTCACCCAGAGTGTGATGGAGCCATTGAAGATGTTGTGAATGAAGCCATCGTTAGCGATCTTTATGATTCTCCAGTTGAGATTGAGCTCTCAAACTTGAATGCTAGTGATAGACTGAAACAGGTAATTAGAGACGAGTTTAGATATCTCAAAGAAATAATGGACTTCGATAAGAAGTGCCATGAAATTTTTAGAAATTGGTATGTTGACGGAAGACTTTACTATTTGAAAGTCATTGACCTCAAGAATCCTCAGGCAGGTATTCAGGACTTGAGATACATTGACCCAATGAAAATGAAGTTTGTCCGTCAGGAAAAGAAAGAGGACAAGCGCGGTCTTGCTATTGCTAATGCTGCAATGGGAGGAAAAAATAATTCCGATCAGATAATAGAACCACAAATTGAAGAGTATTTTGTTTATACACCAAAACCAAATTATCCAAGCGGAACTTTCAGTGGTGCCGGTGGTAAAGTAAAAGGTGTAAAAATTGCTAAGGACTCCATTGTATATTGTAGTTCTGGTCTTGTAGATAGGAACAAAGGAACAGTATTGTCTTATATGCATAAGGCAATCAAAGCACTCAATCAACTTCGTATGATTGAAGATTCTTTGGTTATCTATAGATTGTCTAGAGCACCAGAGCGTCGTATTTTCTATATTGACGTTGGTAACCTACCTAAGGTAAAGGCAGAGCAATACCTGAAAGAGGTTATGTCTCGCTACAGAAATAAACTTGCCTACGACGCTTCAACTGGAGAAATCCGTGATGACCGTAAGTTTATGTCCATGATGGAAGACTTCTGGCTTCCAAGAAGAGAGGGTGGTCGTGGTACAGAAATTACCACACTTCCTGGTGGACAAAACTTAGGAGAACTTGCCGATATTGAGTATTTCCAAAAGAAACTATATAGAGCACTTGGTGTTCCTGAGTCAAGAATCGCTGCTGATGGTGGATTCAATCTTGGTCGTTCTTCTGAAATTCTGAGAGACGAACTTAAGTTTGCTAAGTTTGTTGGTCGTCTGAGAAAGAGATTCTCTCAGATGTTCAACGATATGCTGAGAACGCAATTGATTCTCAAAAATATTGTTACTCCCGAAGACTGGGAGATTATGTCTGATCATATTCAGTATGATTTCCTGTATGATAATCAATTTGCCGAACTAAAAGAAGCAGAACTACTTCAAAGTAGACTCGGAAACCTTGCAACTATCGAACCTTACATTGGCAAGTATTACTCTACTGAATATGTAAGAAAGAAAATTCTCAGACAAACTGATGCTGAAATCATTGAAATTGATACGCAGATTGAAGATGAGATTCAAAAAGGTATCATTCCAGATCCTTCAATGATTGATCCAATTACAGGAGAGCCTCTACCTCAAGGTGGAGATTTGGGTCAGGTTCCAACTGAACCAGATATGGAACAGGATGCATCAGATGTAGATGCTCAAATGCAAAAGGACGCTAAAAAAGCAGAGATATAAATATACAATATATACACTATAACATTTCATGGATAATATTATCGATTTGATTGCGACAGATGCAAAAGCATCGGATGTTTCTGATGCTATTAAAAGTGCATTATTCGCAAAAGCCGCTGAAAAAATTGATGTTGCTAGACCTATTGTAGCGGCATCTTTGTTTGGCGATGAATATGAAACTGAACAAGAATCACAAGAGGATCAAGAATAATGGCAAGAACTTTGCTTTTGGCGGATGAAATTAATCTGCCAATTACAACAGGAACTGCAACTAGTTTTAGTAATGCTACTGTTGTCCGTCTTGTTAATAACTCCGCAAGTGCAGCATTAGTTACTGTTGTTGAGACGCAAAGTGGAAATGGTATTGGTTCAATGACCATGCCTCCAAACTCTGTAGAGTATCTTGAGAAGCAACCATCATATTGCGTATTTGCTAGTGCTGATACTGTAAAAGGTGCAAAAGTAGGTTTTACTGGGTAAACAAATGAAACTAATCACAGAAGAAGTAACTAACGTAAAAGTTATCACCGAAGGTAAAGGTCCTAACAAGAGGTTATACATCGAAGGTGTATTTCTTCAAGGTGAGATCAAGAATCGCAATGGGAGAATGTACCCCATCGATACTCTTTCTAAAGAAGTAACCCGTTATAACGAAAATTTCGTCTGTAAGGGTCGTGCTCTTGGCGAACTTGGTCACCCAGATGGTCCTACCGTTAATCTTGATCGTGTTTCACACAAGATCACTTGCCTCAACCAAGAAGGTAATAACTTTGTAGGTAAGGCACAGATTCTTGAAACCCCAATGGGCAAAATCGCTAAGTCACTTCTTGAGTCTGGCGTTATGCTTGGCGTTTCTTCTCGTGGTGTTGGTTCACTTAGAATGACCAACGAAGGTCACAAGATTGTTGGTGAAGATTTCCAGTTAGCAACTGCTGCTGATATCGTTGCCGATCCTTCCGCTCCTGATGCTTTCGTCAATGGAATTATGGAAGGTAAAGAGTGGGTTTGGGAAGGTGGTATCCTTCGTGAACAACTCGCAGAGAATACAAAAAGACGTATTAATACTCTTGTCGATCAAAGAATGCTTGAAGAGTATAAGTTAAATCTTTTCAACGAATTCTTATCAAATCTCTGATTTATAAATAAATATAGATTATACCAAAGTTAATCAAAAGAAAATGTCCGCTGATAGCAACTTACAGGAAATGGAAAACGTAGTAACACAAAACGCTGCACCTGCTGAACCAATGCAAGCTAGCGGTGTTCCTTATGAGGATCTTGGTGGTCCTACCCCCGAGAACTCAAGACCCGACGACGACTCCAATAAACTGGAGACCCCAGGCAAGACCCTTGCTCAAGTCAAAAATGTAGTCAACGCCAGAGCCGCTAGAGCCGAGGAAGTTGAGGCTGATGAAGAGCAAGAAGTTGTTGCTGAAGAAGAAGAGGTAACTGAAGAGGAAATCTCTGAAGAAGAAATCTCTGCAGAGGAAGTCGTCACCGAAGAGGAAGCACCTGAGTTCAACATCGAAGAAGATGTTCAAGCTCTCTTCGAAGGCGAAGAGCTTTCTGAGGAATTCCAAGAGAAGGCACGCACTATTTTCGAAGCTGCTATCACATCAAAGGTTAACGAAATCAAGGAAAATCTTCAATCTGCATACGAGACTGTTCTTGTAGAAGAGATTGAAACTATTAAAGAAGGTCTGACCGAAAGACTCGACGCATACCTTGAGTATGTTGCCGATGAGTGGATCCAAGAGAACGCTCTCGCTGTTGAGCACGGTCTTAAGACTGAAATGACCGAATCATTCCTCGCTGGAATGAAGGGTCTTTTTGAAGAACATTATGTAACCATCCCTGAAGATAGATATGATGTAATCGAGAGCATGGTAGATAAACTAGATGAAATGGAGTCTAAACTCAACGAGCAAATCGAAAGAAATGTTGCTCTTAATAGGAGATTAGCCGAGTCAGTTGCTGATGTAATCTTTGCAGAAGTCGCTGAAGGTCTTGCCCTTTCTCAGAAAGACAAGCTCGCTACTCTTGCCGAAAATGTTGAGTTTGAAAGTGAGTCAGACTATCGTGAGAAGCTAGTAACTCTGAAGAAGTCTTACTTCCCAGAGCACGCTGGCGCTCAAAGAGACCACTCAGAGACTATCTCTGAAGGCACCAGTGTTGTTGGTCAAGTATCAGCATCACCATTAATGGAATCCTACATGGATACTCTGAGAAGAGTCGCTAAAAAGTGATTTCTAAATAATAACAGTTCAAACTAACTTTTTAAAAGAGGTAAAGATCAAATGCAAATGCCCCTAAACGAGCATCTGCAGGAGAAGTGGGCACCCCTTCTGGACTATGATGGTATGGATCCTATCAAGGATTCCCATCGTAGAGCCGTTACTGCTCAACTCCTGGAGAACCAAGAAATCGCTCTTCGTGAAGAGCGCGAATTCCTTCACGAATCACCAACCAACGCTGTTGGTAACGGTGGTTACACCTCAGCAGGTGGTCAGACCGTTGCTGGTTTCGATCCAGTTCTGATCTCCCTGATCCGTCGTTCAATGCCTAACCTGGTCGCTTATGACCTCGCTGGCGTTCAACCAATGAGTGGTCCTACTGGACTCATCTTCGCAATGCGCTCCAAGTATAAGACCCAAGGTGGTGCTGAAGCTCTGTTCAATGAGGCAGATTCCGCATTCTCTGGTCAGGACAGCAACTTCAACCGTACCGCTGGTTTCACCGCTGGTGCTGTTGGTATGGGTACAACCGGTCAGGCTGGTTCAAACCCTGCTGCTCTTAACCCAACTTCAGGTATTGTTGGCGACACCTACAGCGTAGGTCAGGGTCTGCGTACCGACGATGCTGAGAACCTAGGTGACGGCATCGGTGCGTTCAACGAAATGGCATTCTCGATCGAGAAGGTCACCGTTACCGCCAAGTCAAGAGCTCTGAAAGCTGAGTACTCGTTAGAACTCGCTCAGGACCTCAAGGCAATTCATGGTCTGAATGCTGAGGCTGAACTCGCAAACATTCTCTCAACTGAGATTCTTGCTGAGATCAACCGCGAAGTCATCAGAACCATCTACAGAGTTGCTGAGCAAGGTGCTGCTACTAACGTAGCTACCCAAGGCGCTTTCGACCTCGACGTTGACTCCAACGGTCGTTGGTCAGTTGAGAAGTTCAAGGGTCTGATCTTCCAGATCGAGCGTGACGCTAACGCTATCGCCCAGAGAACTCGTAGAGGAAAGGGCAACATGATCCTCTGCTCCGCAGACGTTGCTTCCGCCCTCACCATGGCTGGTGTACTTGATTACACCCCTGCACTCAACGCTAACCTCAACGTTGACGACACCGGCAACACCTTCGCAGGTATTCTTGCTGGTAAGTTCCGCGTCTACATTGACCCATATTCGGCAAACCTTGGTGCTGATCAGTACTACGTTGCTGGTTATAAGGGTTCTTCACCTTATGACGCTGGTCTCTTCTACTGCCCATACGTTCCTCTCCAAATGGTTCGTGCCGTTGGTCAGGACACCTTCCAGCCCAAGATTGGCTTTAAGACCCGCTACGGCATGGTCGCAAACCCATTCGCGGAAGGAACCACCGTTGGCGCTGGCGCTCTTACCCAGAACGTCAACCGTTACTACAGAAGAGTCAAGGTTCAGAATCTCATGTGATCTCGATTCACATATCTATCAGGGGGGTCTTCGGACCCCCTTTTTTTATCTAAATACAAATAAAACTGATAATGTCCGTTTCACCTTTTAGAAACCAAATACAAAACAGAAATTTTCTTTCTCCTACTGGGTTTCAGTTTAGTTTATCTAAGCATCCAAAGGTTGATTTTTTCTGCACCAGTGCTAGACTACCAGAGATAAATCTACAGTTAGCATCACAATCATCAT